TTCCAGCAGGGCTCTGTCAAAAGTTCAGCAATTTCATTCGGCACTACGTCAGCTTCCACCGCCTCCCCCGATTGCGCTGGCGCGGCAGCAAGCATCGCCTGCCAGCAACCAATAGCCGCATCGCTTCCGATACCTAGGCCGTATTTCTTGAGCGACCAGTCGCGCGCCGCATTCAGCATGGCTTCGGTCGGCTGATGAAGCGCGGCAGGTTTGCTTGCAGATAGCAGGGCGCGGGCGAACTTGATCCAGTCGCCAGCTTCGGTATGGACCGTGAAGTCCTGCTTCAAGTCCTCGAACAGCAGAGGGTTGCCTAGCACTTGCGCAGCCAGCCTCAATACGTCGTCGTCTGTCATCATCGCTCCGTCATTCATGCTTTCACCCTGATCGTCACCGGCCCGTTGCGCATGTCGCCAGTCATCTGGCCATCGAGTTCTGCGCGCTCCTGCTTGGTGAGGTTCCGCCATTTGGCGATCAGCCAATCACCGCGTAGCAGTCCGCGAGGCGAACCCACACAACCAGGCCCGACCGAATAGCCATTCTCAGCACACCAGCGCTCGGCGGCGTAGCAGGCCTGAAAATCACCGACATCGGCGAACGTCATCACAATTGGATCGCTCATGAGTGGTCTCGAAAAAGAGCCGCACATACTGGCCGGCTTAAGCACACGCAACTTTCGAAGGGCGCCTGGAATGTGCGCCTTCAAGAGTGTTGTAGGGGGCGCGCCCATCCAGGCTGACAGCAGAGATTCGCGCCGTTAGGCTTCATCTGATGCTGGGTGGGCGCGTGAGGGGTTAGGCGGCTTGCTTCGCGGCCTCTTGAAGTTGGCCGGCGAGACTCGCGCATTCCCGCTTCACGTAGTCGAGGTCCCTATAACTGCTTTCGTAGCTCCACGAACGGCGGTGATCGTATGCCGGGCAAACATCACCTGAATGTGCGCAGTCGAAACCGAGCCACCAGACGTGATCCGGTTCACCGGGACCGGGGATGTGGCAGATGCCGTGACCCGCACCCTCCTGGCCGGCGCACATGTCGGAGAACGTCAGGCCACCATGCACTCGCACATCGGCCTCGTCATAGTCGCGCCGAAACAGCGGATGCGACTCTGACACTCCGACATAGCCGCACAGCGCGCCGCTCAGCCCGCGATGAATCAGACACGGTAAGCCAGTCGCCTCATCCGTCCATTGAAGCTTGTCTGGTTCGGCTGTCCATTGACCGTCACCCCAGCCAGACTTGTCTACGAACGTCCATTCTTTCGTTTCCATTCGGATCTCCTTTTTAGGCGGCTTGCTGGCGGAACACCGCTTGATCGCCGGAAGCCGCTTCGATATGCCGGATCAGCGCCGCGCAGATCTGCGGGAAAATTGCCTCGTGGTAGAGCTTCGCGGCTTTGTCCGTGGCGGCATGCGCAAAGCCAAGGCTTGCCAGTCCATCGGCAGACAAGGCGATCGGCGCCAAGCGCTCGTTGATCTGCCCGAGGCGAAGCGTGGGCGCTCCACTCGGTGCGGTCTGGACAGGTGCAATCCACGGAGCAATCTGCTCTTGCTTGGCCGGAATCGGTGCGGGCGGTATGGGCGCCGGTGCAGGAATCTTCGCCGCGGCTTTCGCCTGCTCCTCCTGGCGGATCTGTTCACGTTGCGCTTCGAGCCGCTTTTCCTCTGCCGCCTTGTGTTCGGTGATGCGCACCTTGATCAGCATCTTGAGATCGTCGAGTGGCTTGACGATCAGCGCCGACTTGTCAGCAAACAGGAATTCGTACTCGGCCCCATCTTCCTTGATGCACGCGAGATTTGCGCGAATCCGCTTGGCTGACGCACCAGCTTCGATCTTCGCGTTAGCCAGGACCGTGTCGACCGCATCCTGAATGCTGGCGACCGTCCGCTTACCCTTCGCGGCGCCGGCAAAGTCGGGCTGCGCCATAACTACCAAAGCGCCTTCCGTTTCGGCTCTCAGGGCGTCGACGTGATCACTGTATGCGTTCCGCGCTTTGACGATGATCGATTCCTTGATCTCGACCTTTCGCTTCGTGACCAACTTGTCGAGCTCCAGGCGAACCGTGCGAGCCTCGGCGCTGATGTCATCGATGGTCTTGAACAGTTCGTCAATGCTCTGCGTCTGGCTCAGCGCATGCTCTTTGGCGGCAGCAAGGCGTGATTCAACTTCACCACACCATTTGACCGTCTTCTCGGCGTCGGCGAAATGTTGGTCGGTCGTGAGCTCCCGGTTGATGCCAGCAAACACGGCCAGAGCATGTTCCTTGAAGTCGCCAAGATTACTCGCCGTGACCATGCCAGTCACTTCCAGACGAAGCGCCGGCAGAGTTTCGGGCGTTCGGCCGATAGGCTTCACTTCGACGGCTGCCGGAACGTAGTCGGCCAGATCCTTCGCGAACTGCGCCCAGCCCGCACGGATGCGCTCATGCCAGGCAGGATCGGGGAGCACTTCCATGTATTCCATGTTTTCCCGCGTGCCGTCCGACACCGTGAAGATGACCTTCTGTGCGCCGGTTACCATCATTACCTGCTGGCACTGCGGCTGATATTCGTCCGGCAGCACCTTGGCCTTGACGGATGCTGCCAGCGCCGTAGCCCACTGTTTATGCTCGAAAGCGATTTCCTCGCTCATCGTCAGGCCGTCGCATGATGCCGACAGATCGCCATCCGAGCATGTCACTGGGTACAGATCCTCGCCGATCAGATCTTCGATGATCGGCCGCGCCAGCGCCTCGACTTCATGACCATAGTCCAGAATGTTTTTCTGAACCCAGTCACTGAATTCCTTCGCCGTGCCGGTATGCTTCATATGAAGCAGTTCCGTGCGCTTCGCCTTGGTCGAAATGCCCAGCATTGCCGCGCACTCGCTGGCGCCGAACTTGGTCAGCCGGAACTGGGCCCATTCTTCGCTGCCCTGCACAAGTTCATGAATGACTCGCATCTCAATTCCCCTCCTGTGTCGGCGCCCAGCTCGCGATCTCAACCTTTTGATCGTTGCTGAGAATTTCCTTGGTTTGGATAGTGGCGATCAGATCGTTGACAGACTTCTTGCCCGACTCGATCGTCGCCTTCCAGCCGGCTTTCTTCTTCTCGAATGACTCGTCGGTGCATGGGCCGACCTTGCCGCCTTCCGGCTCTCCGCCGCCCTGCTCGGCCTTGTTCTCCATAACCGACTTCCACGTTGCTTCGCCGTCCTTGATCGCGCCGTAGATGCCGCGAAGGTCGACCAACTCAGTCGGAGAACAGGCATCGAGCGAATGGCCCAGGTAGGCGACCAACTCCGACACCTTGACGCCGATCTCACCGAAAGCGTCCGCGATCTTCTTGCGCTCGGCAGCCGGATCGCGTGCAGCTTCGTTCATGCGAACCGTCTTTATGATTTCCTCGGCCTCGTCCTGCAAGTCGCCAGGCACGATGCGCAGACCCAATGTCCGGATGGCCTTCGAGATCAGCGCAGCCCGCTTGTTCAGAAGGTCGTCATCATTCGCCGGCACGGTGTAGACGTTCTTTCCGTAGCTGTTCTTGCGTACAGCGATGTAGGATCCATCGTCGGACGGCTTGGAGCGTTCGACCGTCTTGGACACGCGGACGTCCAGCGGATAGGTCAGGTTCGATTCCAGATCCGTCACGGCGACGCGGTGCACTTCCTTGGCGTCATCCTCGAAGATCATCGTCGTCTCGACCAGAACATTGGTCATGCAGCGCAAGGCGACTTCGACGAAGCGGATGCCAAGGCCTTCGACGCCCTGGCCGATCGGCTTGCGGTAGTAAGCGCTCTTGTTGTGGGCGAAGGACGGGCGCCGGCATTCGCGAACGATGTCCTGGCGCACCTGATCCCAGTTCCGCGGGCGCTGCATTGCCATGATGTAGCGGGCCTCGACCATCGCCTTGGCTTGCGCGGCAACTGCCGTCGATGCCGTTTCGACCAGTGCGGTCGTTGTCTGCTGGGCGCCGAATTCCTGGCGCACTGAAAGTGCCGTGCTCATGCTGCCTCTTTCAAAGTTAGTGTTATCGGGATGAGGCTCGATTCAAGATCAATCCGCGCAATCGCCAGATCAGTCATCAACCACGACGCCATTGCTCGGGTAGGATCGGCGTTCCAGGCGGCGTCGATTGCCTTCATCGCTGCAACCGCCTGGGCGATACGGGCGGCGGAGATTTGGTTCATGCTGCCTCCGCATGGCGAATCAGATTTTGACGATTGCGCCAGACTCGATACTTCGTCGGAGGAATTTCTTCCAGAGTGGTGATGCTGACCTTCGTCATTGTCGGATCGATGATTCCGAACAGCTTGGCAGATCCCTCAACGAAGCCGCTTTGAATCGGATCGCGCTTGCCGAAGTACGATTCACGAAAGTGCTCATCGTTGAGCCTCTGCGCGTCCCGCATCGCTTGATCGACCTTGCGGTCCAGTTCGTCCAGCTTCCGGCGAGCCTCAACGCGGTCCTCGCAAACTTGCTGCAGAAAGTCGCGAGCGCGGCGGCGGTCATTCCATGCGAAAAGTCGGTGAAAGAGGTTCATTTCAGGCTCCATGGATTTTGGTGATAACCAGCGCAGCGAATGTCACGATCAGCCCGATAGCCGATCCGGCGAATATCGCGGTGTGGATGCTGATTGCGTGGTTCATGCGTTGTTCGGATGCGAGGCAGGCATAGCCCTCATCGCTGATTGAGACACGGATGCCGTCTTGGTAGGTGGTCATGGTTGGCTCCCGGTGGCTTTGGCGAGTACTTCTTTCGCCCTCTCGTACTCCCGAGCATGCTCAGGCTCCCATCCGTTCAGGGCGCATGTGCATTGCCAGAGGTTGTTCATCCATTGCAGCGCTTCGAGCAGTTCGGGCGCGGCGGCGATCAGACGGGAATCTGACTCGCTAAGGCAGTGAATCCGCCCAGTCAGAATTCTTTCTCCTTCGGGGCCTACGAGCCAAGGCGCGTGCTGCTCCGTGTCGTAGCCTTCTTGCCAAACCTCATCGTCATCCCACTGCCACGGTCCGCTTGTGTGCTTGATCTCGCTCATCGCAACACCTTGAACACTTGATCGAACGTGGCATTGACTCCGCCGAACAGTTCGGTGTCGCAGAATTCGGAGTACTCGCGCTCCCATTCGTCTTGGGTTAGGGGCGCGGGCGATCCGTCGAAGCTTGCGTCGGCGTCGCTGTTGCGCCAGTCATCTGAAACGGTTTTATCTACTAGCATCTCAGTAGTCCTCAGAGTGTGGAATTTGAATGCCCTGGCGGGTGACGACGAAAGGCGCTCTGTTTCAGGGCATCCCGCCCGCTACCGATCATCGCCACACGTCAGGGCGCCGGTCTTTCCCGGCCTATGCCCAAATCTTGCGCATTACGATCGCATGAGCGTGACCATGTGATTTAAGTCCAAACACTCGCGCAAGTTCTCGGAAACTGCATTTGTTGACGCTGTAATAGTTTCGAATCGATTCTGCAAACTCGGCATCGTACTTGGCGTTCGCGTTCTCTTTGCCCTTCTGGTCCCTCGACAATCCACGAATTCTTCCTTTCTGGGCGGCGTCCTTCATGTTCTCAGCGTGAGTTCCGAGAAAAAGATGCTTCGGATTGACGCAAAGAGGGTTGTCGCACTCGTGACAAACTTCTTTTCCGCTTGTCAAGAGACCATTGAACATCTGGTATGACATTCGATGTGCACTTACTCCGCGATCGCCAAATAAAAACATTCCATATCGGCCCTGAGACCATGTGCGTCCGTGCCAGAGCCAGCATCCGCTGATACTGAACTCTACGTTCTCGAAAAACTCTTCCATTATCGTCACTAGTTAAAGTGCGGGACTTTCCCCGCGGTCAGGGTCAAGGGGAATGGGATCGCCCACGTCCGTCGAAAGATTCGGGCGGTCCCATCCGGTCACGTGTGCCCAGCACATGAATTAGGTGTCCGCCTCTCACGGGCCGGCGATTATGGAGCCTCGCTGGCTTAGGTAATCAGTCGTAATAGCCGTATCGGTCCAGTTCTTCCTGAGCCTTGTCGTTGGCGCGCTTGCGGCAAGCAAAGCAGACCTCATAAAGCCGACCATATGAACCTTCTTCGTAGTCGCGCGTGGCGCGCAGGGTCGTTACATGGTTCCCGCACCATTCGCAGGTGCCTGTGGCACGCTCGACTGCAGAAGCAGCCATCGCGGCCCGATGTTCGGCGTAGCACTCGTCGCACATGTCGTGCAACTCACTGCCAAACGAGTCGGTTTCGCCCTGGATGCGATATGCCGCCGGCCGGTCCGGATGGTCGTCGCACGTGCGCGCCTCCGGGACCGAATGATGTGCACCGGGAAACGTCGAGATTGGTCCGGTGATATCAGCCATTTCCACTCCCCTTTTATTGATCAAACGGCCCCAGCAACTTCGCGCGGAACCTCTGCCATGCCAGCCAATCGGCCTGTTTCTCTTCTTCTCGAAGTACTTGGCTTGCGACCGTAGCCCAGTAGTCCCAGTCATCCCAACCGTCGTCGTGTTTGTCTCGCATGTTGCCTCCCTAGGACGCCAGCCGCGTTTCCCGCTTCCGCGAATCCTGGCGGCGGTCGTCGGAGCTGCGAACAAACAGCACGAGCAGCACATCGGCGAGCAGGATGACTGCGCCCCACAAAATCACGTTGTTCATATTGGTCACCTCACGGTCTGTTATCTGCGCCGCAGTGCGGGCAGTCTTGTGAATATCTGCGCTCGTCGTTCAGAAACCGGCCGCACCCGACGCAGTTGGGCGTGTAGGCCCGCTTCTTTTGCGGCTTCGCCAACGTGATTCCCGCAGCCAGGACGGCTACGCGGCTGATGTACTGCATATCGACAGCGGGCCTCGTCTTGCCGTCGATGTATTCTTTCGGCCAAGGAATGTCGGTCTCGCGGGCGTTGTGCATGGCCTGCGCCTCTTCGCGCGAATACGTCTGCGCTTGCCGCAAATCCGTCGTGTACCCGTTCCCGCCTAGCGCCCACCACATCACGTCATTTCCGACGTAGGTGCGGCTGTCTTGCAGGTAAAAGAGTTCGTCCATATCAGCACCAGCACACGTCATGTGCGTAATCGACATATTCCGAATCCAGCACCCTGCCCGTCCGCGTGACTCTGTCGACTCTGTACACGAAGCCAAGGTGCTGGAGCTTTTCTAGTGCTACCGTCATGAGGCGGTGTACTGCGCGTTGGGCGGGCATGGTGGCTCCTTAGAACACGCTCTCGTATTCCTGCTCGCGGGCTTCGAGATACGCTTCGTGCGTTGCCTTGCTCATCTGGCCCACGATCGGCGCGCTACGCAGTGCTCCATCGTTGCCGTGAGTCCAATCCATGTAGCAGCGCTTCGCCCGCTCCTGCTCTTTGGCGCCGATGTGCGGTGTGTACTTGCTGCGCGATGCCTTCGGTTCATGCGGCTTGCGAATACCGCGGCGATCCATCGCGACGGTGTGATTGGATGAACCGAACGGGATGCGATTGCCGCGACCGTGGCCACGTGATTTGTACGGGCCGATACCGGCCATCGCCTCACGTTGCGATGAACCGCTCAGGCTCATTGCCGCAGCAATCGCGGCCATTATCATGTTTGCTCTTGCGAACGGGTTGCCTTGCATAACCTTCTCCGATAAGTAGTACTTATTGCTATCATTACGCCAACTCTCTGATCACCCTTATGGCTACCGACTCGCTAGAATCGGCAACTGTAAGAGAGATCGTTCTGGGTGCTTGAGGGATGGGGCTGGGGGTGATTAACTCCAGCTTTCGGGCCGCCTTAAGTGACGGAATCGCATTGCCCGCACTGCCACTCGTCGCGCGATCACCACTCGCGCATTCCCATCCCCTAAACATCCGGCGTTGCAACTCTCATGGGATGGATCTAGGAGTCGAACCTAGAACTGCCGGCAGTGTCAGGTTTTACGGTTCCGGGTTCTGGCTGCCCCGCTTACCAACGTCCTCGACGTACACCCTAGCCGCCTGCGTCTACCAATTTCGCCAATCCATCCCATCAAAACTGCATCCAGACCGACCGTGCATCTGGCCGGTCTGGCGGGTGCATCGATTACCAGGCCATCGACTTCAAACTGATTTCCAAGTGTTTCGTAGTAGCACGTCTTTGATTGTTGGTCGCGCCACACCATATTTTCTAGCTAGCGCCCTAATACCAAATTCGCGCGATCCATTGATAAAGCTGGCGCGGATCTCCTCAACTTGGCTAATCGTCAGCTTCGCTAAATCGCTCCTATCACCGTCAGCGCGTCGACCGCGCTCATCCATATCTCTAATATTCTGAATCTGAGAGCCGATCATGAGATGATCTGGATTAACGCATGGAGGGTTATCACATCGATGCCTCACAACCAATCCTTGAATGGATTCCAGGGAAATTCCGTGATGCTGACAATACGCAAGGCGATGCGCCAGTACGTTCGTCCGAGTTAGGCGGATACGCCCGTATCCCTGTTTATTCCTATATCCATCCCACTCAATACAATCACTCATTTGTTTCTCCGCCAATAATTCGTGTTGTTCTGGTGTGGCGACTGCGAGTAGGCCAATCACCACGCCAGAACATTGCTTTACGTCACTGCCCGGCAACACCCAGCTTGGCTGGCTCCGGGACGGTGACGTTCGCGACCATTACCGCGCGATGATCGCTACGCGCCTTTCGGGACAACGTCAGGCCCTCTGACGCTGCATTTCTGCCTTTTATGAAGCTCTCATCCGGCATGACGGGGATGTGTGCGCTCGGGCTTTCGCCGTGACACCTTTTATCCATGAGGTAGCGTGAATGTCGTCACAGCGGGGAACAGGATTCGAACCTGTCGCGTTGATCACGGGCCGATCAAGCCCCGCGTCCACCGACTAGGATCCCCGCACTGACAACACTCGGGCTACGTTGTTAAAGTTCATTCCGAACTCCGGCTCTGCCGGGTTAGGTCGCTGCGGTGTTGTCTGCTGCGATGAAGTCAGTATAGGCGTTCCGATACTTTGACGCAATAGGAGTGCCGATATTTTTTTATGAGGGTTTGCGAGAGGTGTTGCGAGGACGCAAAAAAGCCACCGCGAGGGTGGCTTGTGAGATCAGTTAGCTGGTACGGACCCTTTATCTAAGGAGGCCCTTCCGATGCTCGATAGCGACGCCGACGATTCGTAGGTGGTCACGCTCACTGTGTAGGGTCGCAAAGTCGTCGTTGAGCGGCACCAGCTCAAAGACGGCATCGCCATAGTCATTCACGCCGATGGCGCGGTACTTCTTGAATGTTGCTTCTTCCTCCGTGTTTTTTGCGACCACGAACGAGCCAGGAATTGGCTGTTGCATCGGGTCAACGATTACGACATCGTCCTCTTCAAATCTGGGCAACATCGACTTGCCTTTGATGCGAAGGCCGAACGTGTGTTCCGAACAAGGTCGGTCCACGGTGATCGTCTCAAAACCTTCGCCCAGTGAAAATGGGTCTAATGCTTCTGTCATCATGCCAGCCTGCACGTAACTGATTACGGGGATCTTTCTGTGCCCCACAGGTACAGACTCGACATTGCCATACGCGGAGGGCTTCTTTTCCGCAATCGTAGGCTCTTGGGTTGGTCTCGATCCGGTAATAACGCCGCTATTTGGGCTGCTGATTGACGCACCGGAATTGTCCGGTATGTGCTTAAGACCTTTCTCGTTGGCGAGCCATAGGGCATTCACGCGGAGCGCCGCCGCAAGTTGAGGTGCAAATGACGAGCCATGGTATTTGTCGTTTTCTAGCTCGGAGATCGTAGCCTGCTTGATGCCCGCCTTGGTCGCAAGTTCCTTCTGCGTTAGCCCCGCATCTTTCCGTGCCTGCTTCAGGCGAGTTCCAAAGGTTGTTTTCATAATATCGGAATTCTGATGCAAATTAGGATAGGTTTGCCTATTGCATTCCGTATCGGAACGCCTATAATCGTTCCTCATGGAACCTAAAGACATCGTCCTCGAACTGAAGCGCCTCGGCCTAACGCAGGTTGAAATTGCGTCCGCCGTTGGCTGCTCACAAGCAACCATCTCGGATATTGAGAACGGCAAGCAGAAGCGGCCGACATATCAGATGGTAGTCCGGCTGAGCGACTTGCTCGCAAAAAAGCAGGCGGAGATTGTAGCCGATCAGGTTCGGTCGATTGACGATGCCCAGGTACCTACCGGAGGCAGGTCGGTTCGCAAGACCAAAGAAGAAAAGCGTCGCCTGTAAGGATTTAGTACTACTTGAAGTTAAAAACATAGATCTATCGGGTTGGGGGTTCGTAGTTCGCTCAGGACCTGTTAGTCGTTAAGCGTCGATCTGACGCTTTTATTTAACGTGAGGCTCAAGTGTCCACTCCAGTGTCAAGTGATGTCACTCAGTTCGAATTGCCGCTGATGTGTCGTATGAATCGGCCCCAACGCGTGGATCTTTCTGTAGTCGAATCAATTACTTGCGAGTCAGGGCTGATTCTCAAAGCGATCGAACTTTCCAAATTTAAGTTCATGGAAAAAACCTACGCCGGTTACCTCGGTTTGTCGCCGTCCCAGTTCTCGAAGATCAAGAACGGGAAGGATGGCGCCGGCAAGGTCTGGCATCTGCCGATTACGACAGTTGCCCGGTTCGAGTGTTTAGTCGGACATACGCTGTTGACTCAGTGGATCGAGCATCAGCGCGAAATGATCCTGGACGACGAAATGCGGGAGCTTTGGGAGCTTGAGCAACGTACGGCCGAACTGCGGGCCAAGATGAAATCGAAGGTGGCGGCATGAATCACCCGTCTTTGAGTCGCGTTCGCGAACTATTCATTTACGACCCGGAGACGGGTGTGCTGACGTGGCGCAAGTCGGCCGGCAGAAAGAAGGCCGGCGACATCGCGGGCGCCAAGCACAAGCATGGCTACATCGTAGTCAACGTCGACAGCAAGGGGTATGGCGCCCACCAGATCATCTGGCTGTACGTGACTGGCGAGTGGCCGAATCTAATCGACCACATCAATGGTGTTCGCGATGACAACCGGTTTGCGAATCTTCGCCACGCAGACAAGGCGGCTAATGCTCGCAATCGCGCTGCAGATTCCGCAAAGAACAAGCTGCTTGGTGCATATCAGCTCGCGACAGGCGGATTCCGGGCAGGCGTCACAGTGGATGGTCATCACATCTACATCGGCGTCTATGCAACGGAGATTGAGGCGCACGAAGCCTATCTGGAGGTTCGGAAGGAGATTGATGACGCTGAGCGCGCTGCGCGTAATGCGATCGTCAAGAAGTACCGCAAGTACAAGCTTAGCGGCTTGACGATCATGGAAGAAGTCATTGCGCAGAGGGCGGCATGAGTCTGTTTGAACGCATCAAACGATCGCCATGGACGTTCGTGGCTTGCGTGATTGCATTCGTTGCGGTCGCGACGTCCATGGTGGTTCAACTTCTTATGGGAGGCGTGCTGTGAACGAGGTTACGGATAAGGAAAGAGAGCGCCGTATCGAGGAGCTGGGCGCGGCGATGGTGTTGAGCACGGATTTGACGGAGCGCGCTTCCCTCTGGCGGCGCTTGAAGTCTGAAATTGCGGCGCGCTCGCCCGAGCAAGTTCGAAAAATGGAAGCACAGCAGGGGTTGGTTCGATAAGTAAATCGCCTTTCGTCCGGGCGGATAAATGCAACTGGGCCTGTAGGGCTGGCAGACGAGAAAACAACCGGGTGGCGAGCCCCGTAAAAGCGCGCAGGACGGGTCGGGGTGCTTGCAGGGGACCTCGGGGTTAGGCGGACACAGACGCCAGCCAGGAACGACGCGAGAAAGGGGTGACGCCGGGTACGGTGGAGACAGAGTGGCCTTCTGGAGTTGACGGGCAGCGTTCGATATCGACCGGTTTTGCGAAAAGTGTCATTGGATGTGCGGGAGGGGGGAAGTTAAGAGTGCAACGTTGCACTGTTTCCCCGCCCGCATAGGACTCCTCACCGCCGCAGGGGCCGGTCGGAGCTTTCACCCCAACCCCTGCATTAGTCGGGGTCCGCCCGCAGGAAACGGAGGGATTGTGAAGAGGATGATGAAGCGGTTCCTTATATGGATGTACTGCCGTGGCCTGTTGAGCATGACCACGGTGGCGCGAATGTTTGAGCGTTTCAACCTGAAGGGGTTGTAAGTTGAATACTGAATTGCAGTTGCACCCGCTCTGTACTCTGTTTCCGAGGATGGCCGGCGCGGAATTTGAGGCTCTTAAATCGGATATCGCAGCCAATGGTTTGCGCCAACCGATTGTTGTTCATAAGGGCATGATCTTGGATGGTGGTAATCGCTATCGCGCATGTGTCGATGTTGAAGTTGAGCCTCGCACTGTTGAATTCGATGGCGACAACATCGTTTCATACGTTCTGTCGGCCAACCTGCATCGCCGGCATCTCTCTCCTGGCCAGCAGGCTGCGATTGTGGCGAGCGCTCAGGACTGGGCGAAGGCACAGCCCGCCTATCGCCCCTCTAAAGAGTGCAACGTTGCACCCTTAACCACTGCAGCTGACCGCGCCGCTCAGTCTGGGGCAAGCGTTCGCACTCAGAAGATGGCCGACAAGGTTGCGAAGGCAAGTCCAGAACTCGCTAAGAAGGTTGCACATGGCGAAGTTAGCCTCCCCAAAGCCGTGGAGCAGATCTCCCCCAAAGCACCCGATCCGGAACCTACTGTATCGGAAAACGGAAGCGACGCCGACGACTTCGGTCCGAGCGCAGAAGAAATGGCGTTCCTAGAAGAGAAGGAGAAATCGGATCGCGAAGCGTATGACGCATTGGTTGAAGTCGCCTTCTCTGACGACAAACTGGGCGAAGCGCTGAAACTGGTCGCGCAGCAGGCGGAAGAAATCGGCTGTCTGAAGGCTGAAGTCCGAACTCTCAAAGAGGCACGCGATAGCCATATGAATGCCAAGAACGAGGCAATCCGTATGGTCAAGAGCTTGCAGAAGAAATTGGCGAAACTTGAGAAGGAGGCTGCGTGATAGTCGACGCACCCTATCTGTTCGACCTTGAGCCGAACTATGAGACGCTGAGCTTTCCGCCCGAGCGGAATTTTCAGACGGTTGCCCAAGATCGTCTTCGCGACGGATGGGTGGCCGGCCACAAGAACCAGATGATCATGGCGCCCACTGGCGCTGGCAAGACCTATCTCGGTTTGAAGATCATCTCTAGAGCGCTGCAAAATGGTAAGCGTGCAGTTTTCGTTTGTGACCGTACCACACTGATTGATCAGACCAGCCAGCAAGCCGACGCTTTTGGGCTGATTCATCACGGCGTGATTCAGGCCGATCACTGGCGGCAGAACGACATGCCGTTCCAGATCGCGAGCGCACAGACACTAGCTCGCCGTCAATGGCCTCGCGCAAACCTGATCGTCGTTGATGAGGCGCACACGCAGCTTTCGACGTGGGTCGACCATATCCAGAGCAGCCCTGCCAGAGCCGTAGGCTTGTCGGCCACGCCATTTTCGAAGGGACTGGGGAAGCTGTTCTCCAATCTCATCAACGCCACAACCATGAACGAAATCACCCTTGCGGGTGAGTTGGTGCCGATGCGCGTCTTTAGCTGCACGAAGACGGACATGAATGGCGCAGCAACGGCGGGCGGCGAATGGACTGACGAAGCCGCAGCCGAACGAGGAATGGATATCGTCGGTGATGTGGTAACGGAATGGATCAAGTTTGGCGAGAACCGCAAGACGATCGTTTTCGGCTCAACCATCGCCCACTGCGAGGAAATCTGCAGGCAGTTTTCCGAGTTCGGCGTCATGTCCGCCGTGTTCACTTCGCGCACGTCGCCCGCAGAGCGCAAGGTGCTACTTGAGGAATATCGCAAGCCGGATTCAGCCATCCGCGTATTGATAAGCGTCGAGGCACTGGCCAAGGGATTTGACGTCAAGGATGTGTCCTGTGTGGTCGATTGCCGTCCGCTACGCAAGTCTTTGAGCACGGCAATTCAGATGTGGGGACGAGGTCTGCGCGCATCCCCCGCAACTGGCAAGACGGACTGTCTGCTGCTGGACCATAGCGGCAACATCATCCGCTTCCTGGACGACTACACCGATATCTATTTCAACGGCTTGGATGCGCTGGATCTTGGAGAGAAGCTCGACAAGCAGATCCGCAGAGACGAAGAAGAGAAAGAAATCGTTGCGTGCCCCTCATGTGGGTACAAGCCGTTCGGTCGTCGCTGCATGGCTTGCGGCTTCGAGACCAAAACGCAATCCCTGGTCGAGACGAAGCCCGGTGAGATGGTCGAAGTCATGCTCGGCAAGAAGAAACTGGCCGACGACAGGCGCCATCTGTGGGAACAGCTCTCATCCTACGCGCGCGAGCACAGTCACCCTGACAAGCAGCAGGGTCGAGCATGGCACCTGTATAAGGCAATCACCAATACGGAACCGCCCAAGGATTGGAAGGTGAGCACCGCTCCCGATGTGAAGGTTGAGCGCAACACGATCAACAAGATCAAGCAAATGGACATTGCATTCCGCGCAGCGAGGGGGAAGAAAAATGGCTGATTTCGTTAGTTTTGCTCAATCGCACGGCGTTCTGATCAACCGCCTGGATGACTCCGGCCGTATCCGCCGTTGCGGGACCGTCGAGCACCCGCGCAGCACGAATGGCGCCTATTTGTGGGACGGCCAGCGAGGCTTTGTTTTCGCGTGGGATGGTGACGCAGAACCGAAGTGGTTCAACGATCCGAACGCGAAGCCGTGGACGGATGAGGAAAAGCGTGCCTTCGCAACCAAGCAGGAGATGGAGCGTCGCCAGAAGGTGGAACGCTACAAGCGTACCGCCCAGCATGCACAGGAGTTGCTGAAGACGGCCAAGCTTGACGAGCATAGCTATTTTCAGTTTAAGGGCTTGCCGCTTGCGCGCGGTCTGGTTCTCCCAGATGGAGGCCTCTTCGTGCCGATGCGCTCGCTGACTGGAAACCTCCAAGGCGCCCAGGTTATCCGCTGGGATTACGAAAACCGCCGCTACGACAAAAAGATGCTGTCGGGTATGCGCGCCAAGGGTGCAGTTCTTCGCATCGGCCCTCCCCGCGCAATCGAAACAGTTCTTTGCGAGGGGTATGTGACGGGCCTGTCAATCGAAATGGCAATTCGCCAGATGCGCCTCAATACCTCGGTGCTGATTTGCTTCTCGGATTCAAACATGGCTTTCGTTGCGCCGTCCGTCACTGGCCGGAAATTCGTGTTTGCGGATAACGATGTTTCCGGTGCTGGCGAGAAGGCCGCGAAACAAACGGGTCTGCCCTATTGCATGAGTGAACAGGTCGGCGAGGATGCGAATGATCTGCATGTGCGCGCTGGTCTGATGGCTGTATGCCAAAAGCTGATTCAAGTCAGACGGGCTGAGTATGCATGATCCACGACCCAGCGCGCTTACGCGAAGTAATCGAAGAAATCGCCGAATGGACATTGCAGCAGCGCCGGAAATATCTGGCAGACATGCGCAAGGCATTCGGGGAGCCGGCCGAGAGGCAGCTGAAGGACGGGCTAACGGGGTATTGGAAGGAGCGCAAGTGAGGCGAATTGCAAAAGTCGATGCCAACCAGGCGGAAATAGTTGCAGCACTTCGCAAGGTGGGAGCAAGCGTCACGCCGACGCACCAGATCGGAAATGGCTTTGTGGATCTTGTAGTTGGGTTCCGATCGAGAAACTACTTGTTTGAATTGAAAGACGGCACCAAGCCACCGAGCGCTCGCAAGTTGACCGATGACGAGGCTATCTGGTTTGGAAATTGGAGAGGCGAGGCTCACGTTGTCGAATCAGCGGAACAAGCCATTGCCATATTGATGGGGGAATGAACGTGAGTAAGTCACAAAAGCCAAGAAAGGCATATCGCCCGAAAGGCATCAATCCGAACGCCTGCATGATCGCTCTCGAGCGGTACAAGGTATTGCGTCAAGACGTCAATGACGCATTCGCTGGCGAATTCGAGATGGCCGCACTGACTTCGATCGATGCTGTCACGCGCGGATACGGACAGAAAAGCCAGTGGGACACATTGGCGAACTGCCTCAATCAAGCTTGGCTTTTCGCCAAGGGCGGACTCGGCGAGGAAGCGCTGGGAACGTTCAACGCCGCACACGAAGCGATGCGCCGGATGATTCCTGGCTGGGAAGCAAACGGAAAGCTGCAATTCGCTTCGCACGCAGACCAGGCGATCGTCGAAGAAGCGATTTCGATTTGGGGCCAGCAACTGCGCATGGCAACGATCGGGGAAGTCGATCAGGCAACGCGGATTGTCGAGCGGGAATATTGGAAGCAGCGGGAGGTGGCGTGATGGGCGGCAAATCATGGACGCAGGCTGAAGACGCAAAGTTGAAAGAAATCTTTGAAAGCGGAGAAAACATCGCTCAGTGCGTTTCCCTTTTCCCTGGCCGGACGTACCAGGCGATCAAAGTTCACGCAGACCGGGTAGGTATCGAGCACGCTGATTACCGTTCGTGGACTCCAGGCGAAGACCAGATTCTCCGCGAGATCTGGACCACTCCCCGAAACATCAAAGAAGGCATGCACCGTCTCGAGCGGCGCTCGTACGAGGCAGCAAAGATTCGCGCAGCTCGTCTCGGTCTAGGGAAGAAAACGCCCGCCGAGCCCGGCACTCGATCATGGGTTTTGAGGGCCGTCATGGCGTTCCTGAAAGGCGGCGCCCATAAGTCGATGAACGAGATAGCGGATGAGATGGGCATTGATCGCAAAAGCATCCAGAGCACGATCAAGGCATTTCACGGTAAGGAGTTTTACATCGCGTCGTGGGTCCAGACAGACGCAAATCACCGCGTTATGAAGTGGGCGCTTGGCGCTGGGCATGATGCGCCGAAACCGGCTCCCAAATCTCCGGCGCAGTGTAACCGCGAGTACCGCCAGCGTAATCGAGTCTCACTGGTCAAGGTGAATCCATTTGCCGCCGCTCTAGGTCTAGTCGAGGCACCCAAGGGTAATCCGGGTCGCGTCTACATCCACCTGACCGACTCGAAAGAAGACGAATACGCGGAGGCCGCATGAACTGGAAACCATGCAGCGATCCGCCAGAGCGCGACGGCTTCTATGAGGTTCAGTGCTTGTTCCCGGACGGCGAGCCATTGACGGAGCCGGAGATTCTGAAGTGGGAAGGACGCTGGGTAGGAAGTTTCGGGCTCGAAGTGATGCCGTATGACAGGTACAGAGAAATCGGGGGTGGGGAATGAATCGCATCGTTTGCCAGTTTTCCTGTGGCGCAGCATCAGCGGTCGCTACAAAGCTGATCCTCGCCGAGTTCGGCGCGACGCGCGAGATCCTGATCGTCAACGCGTTCATTCAGGAAGAGCACGAAGATAATCGGCGCTTTCTGGCCGACTGCGAGAAGTGGTTCGGGCGCGAGATAACCGTGCTACGCGACGAGAAATACGGCGCATCGACGCTCGAAGTGTTCCGACGCAAGCGTTACCTGAAGGGCCAGCGCGGTGCGCCATGCTCGAAGCAACTGAAGCGCGATCTGCTGGACTCGTTCCGTCAGCCAGACGACGCAATGGTGCTGGGCTACACCGTCGAGGAACAGAACCGCTACGACGACTTCATAGACCGAAACAACGGGATCGACCTGATGGTGCCGCTTATCGACCGAGGTCTGACTAAGGGCGATTGCCTCGGCATGCTGGAGCGCGCCGGGATCGAAATGCCGGCCATGTATCGGCTTGGCTACGACAACGCCAACTGTATTGGCTGCGTCAAAGGTGGCTTGGGCTATTGGAACAAGATCCGCCGCGACTTCCCTCAGCGATTTGAGGAGATCGCCGTGATCGAGGAAGCCATCGGGCCCAGCGCATACCTGTTCCGCGATCGCGATACCAACGAGCGCTTCAGCCTGCGCCAGCTCGATCCGCTAGCTGGCCGTCACGACGAGCCGCTGCCCGCGTGCAGCTTCTTTTGCGAGATCGCCGAACAGGAGATTGCAGCATGACCACCCTACTCGCCCCAACCCAGCTCGTTACCGGCATGACCCACCGCGAAATGGTCGACATCATGGCAGACGCCGGCGTGTTCTGTTCCGTCGACAAGTTCGCCCGCATCTTGCAGGACGCCCAGCGTCGCGCTCTCGCCCACACTACTACGAAGGAAGAGAAGGAGGAAACAGAGTGAAGCGCATCTACATCAGCGGGCCCATGAGCGGAATCGACCGACTCAACTTCCCGTTATTCAACCGGACAGCTGTGCGGCTGCGCAATCAACGATGGGAGGTGGTCAACCCGGTCGAGATCAACCCCGACCCCGAAGCCAAGTGGCTCGATTGCATTGCCGCCGATTTGAAGGCGATGGACGGCTGCACGGCAATCTGTTTGTTGCCGGGCTGGACGAATTCGTTTGGCGCCAAGATCGAGCGCCTGGCTGCCGACAAGCTGGGACTGGAGATTTACCACCTGGCCGATCTTATTCCGGAGGAAGCATGAAAGACCTTCCGCAAATCATCGCCCTGGTGGGCAACGCTGGCGCCGGCAAGTCGACCGTGGCTGAATACCTTCAGGAAGTCCACAACTACAAGCTAGTCAAGTTCGCCGGCCCGCTGAAGACCATGCTGCGCGCGATTGGACTCGATGACGAAGAGATCGAAGGCTCACGCAAGGAAGTGCCTTGCGATCTGCTGTGCGGCAAGACGCCTCGTCACGCGATGGTCACCTTGGGCACGGAATGGGGTCGCGACTTGATTGGCGACGACTTCTGGGCCGGTCTCTGGCGCGACCAAGTTGCCGGTGTTCTGTGGCACGGTGGCCGGGTCGTCGTCGACGATTGCCGCTTCCCCAACGAATACGCCTCGGTGCAAGCAATGAGTGGAATCGCCTGGCACATCACCCGCCCCGATCACTCTGGCTCGTCCATCCCGACCCATCGCAGCGAAGGCGCGCTGGTCGCTCACTACGACTCCATGCGCGAACTGGTCAACGATGGCGACGTTTGCGCCCTGCATCTGAAGGTGTTTGATGCGCTGCGGGCAGAGTTGAATGCGGAGGCAGCGTGACATTCAAATCCGAATTCAAAGGCAACGAAACCGACCGCAGCGGCATCGCTACATTCGAAGTCGGCACGATCAAGCGCGATATCCCGTTCGCTGAATTTACCCAGTACCACGCAGTGGCCCAGCTTCTGAACGAGGCTCGGCAGGTTGGGCGCGAAGAAGCCGCCAGGGAGTTTGCGTCGAGGGCAAAAAATTGGCTGCGGGAAATGGGGGTTGAGTATGTCAATCACACTTGAGCGGCTGCGGGAGGTCTTGCACTACGATCCGCTGACCGGAATTTTCACCTGGCGAGTCAAGCAAGGGAGAAATGGACCCGGAAAGCGCGCTGGATCTGTCAAGAAGGATGGCTATCGTGACATCGGCATCGACGGAAAAACATATCGCGAGCATCGGCTAGCCTGGATGTACATGGAAGGCGAGTTTCCGGAATTGGACATTGACCATAAGAACAGGGTTCGAGCCGACAACAGATTTTCGAATCTTAGGCCCGCTACGGTTAGTGAAAACGGGCAGAACCGAACGGCCAAGGGCGTAACTTTTCACAAGCAAACCAGAAAGTGGCAAGCTCAAATCAGGGTCGATGGGAAACACATTTATATCGGGCTGTTTCCTGATGAAAAGTTGGCGATCAATGCGTATCTTGATAAGAAGGCGGAACTTCATCCCTTCTTCAACGAAGTAATTGCCGAGGAGGCGTCGTGACCGACGAAGGCGAAATCAACATCTTCCGCGCCCTTGATTTCATAAGGGATAACGCCCAGCCCTACGCCCAAGCCAAGGCCCAGCGCGTCTATCTCGAGAACTTCCGAAAGAGCAAGAAGGCATTGCTGATGCGGGCGGCGGAGATCCGCGGACACAAGACGGCCGCTATGCAGGAGCGCGAAGCCTATGCGGACCAGAGTTATATCGAAACGCTCGAAGCGTTCCAAGCGGCTACCGCCGAGGAAGAGCGCCTGCGCTGGCTGATGGTCGCGGCAGAGGCAAAGATAGAGGCGTGGCGGACCATCGAAAGCACGCGGCGCGCGGAAGCGAGGGCATTGTGAATATCGTGTTCAGAAAAGCTGATGGGCATGGCGGCAAAAAGGTTTGGTACGACCGTTGCAGGAGCAAGTCGACCGGCCAGCGGTGGCGTCATTACCACGTGATTGAACTCTCCAGGATTGTGTGCAGCGACGGTTCACTGTGGCGCCTGATTATCGGTCCGTGGGCGATCGCATTCCGGTTCCGCGGCACGAAGGGAGGGCGCGGCAAATGAAAAGAACAGGTTTTGGACCCCGTAAAAGCTCGTTGGAACGCAAGCCGTGGAAGTCGTCACCTGTCGAGTCAAAGGACTGGCGCGCCGAGTTGCGGGCCAACCCCAAGCGGTCATCGCTAAAGAGTAAGCCGAAGCGGCCGACCGTCGCCGAGGGATCGAAGTATCTGGCGGCTTGCCGCGGGGAGCCGTGCTTTCTCAACGTGCTTTGTGATGCATCGGATTGGGCTGACCCGAGGGTAGTTCCCTGTCACGACAACCGCCTGAGCGCTGGAAAGGGCATGGGCCTGAAGGCCAGTCACGAAAGAACGCTGCCGGGCTGCTTCGTTTGTCACCAATGGCTTGATCAGGGTCCGGCACCGCGAGCGGAGAAGTTCGCGGCATTCGATAGAGGATTCGCTCGGTGGGTTCCGTTGCGGGCCCGGAAAATGGGATTGGTTGAACAACAAGAATTGGAGGTCTCTTGAATGAGTTGTCACTTTTCACAGGCGCTGGAGGCGGATTGCTTGGAACCCATCTACTCGGATGGCGCCCTGTGGGTTACGTCGAGTGGAACGACTACTGCCAGCGAGTCATCGCCGCACGCATCAAGGATGGAATCTTGCCAGACGCCCCAATATTTACTGACGTGCGTCAGTTCGCACAGTCCGGTGCAGCCGACCAGTACCGAGGAATTGCGGACGTGGTTACAGCAGGCTTTCCCTGCCAGCCGTTTTCACTCGGAGGAAAGCAACTCGGCGAAGCGGACGAGCGCAACATGTGGCCCGCAACGGCAGATGTCATTCGCCGTGTTCGACCGCGATTCGTCCTGTTGGAAAACGTCACAGGCCTCATTGTTTCTGGATACATCGGAACAGTGCTCGGTGACTTGGCCGCGATGGGGCTCGATGCACGATGGGGAGTGCTGGGAGGTCACCACATTGGAGCCGCCCAGCGTCGAGAACGAGTCTGGATACTTGCCTACCCCAAGGGCGAGCGTCGGAACGCACGGAATCTGCTGGAAGCGCGCAAAGAGCGGAGATCATCGCAGTCAGATAGAGGATTACCTCGCCTGGTTAAGCCTCAATCATGGCGGCCAAGTAGTCTCGGGGCGCACAGTGAATGCGGACTTCCAGGATTGGCTGATGGTGTTCCCTTCAGCGTGGACAGACTTAAGGCCTCTGGAAATGGCCAGATTCCAGGAGTGGTGCGACTCGCATTCACCCTACTCTCAAACGAATAAGGAGGCAGCGTAATGGATCTGGACGAAATCGAGCGGCTAATCAAGGACAGCAAAATCCCGGGCGCTCCGGTATCTGGTGCGACGGTGCTCGCCCTTATCGCCGAGGTGCGGGCGTTGCGAGAACTCTGCGCCGCTACTTACCAGATGGCCGGAGTTGTGAACGCTCCCGAGCGTTTCCTGGACGCGCTGAGCGATGCCGCTAACGGAGAGATTGGGTCGAGAGCTTCGACTGATGCGCTACTGCCCGTCGATGCGAGCGAATGCGGGGCGTTTCCGGCTGAGTCGGGTGATGAGGTGCGGGCGCTGCGGGAGGATAAGGCGAGACTGGACTATCTGGACTGTATGAATACCCAGTTGAATAAGTTCTACGACACGACCTACCAATGGAAAGTGATCCTGAGCCCGAACATCGTCAGGTTGACTGCGGGCCGCCAGTGGGCCGGATACGTTGGCGATATCGACTTAAATGACGCCCAGTGCGGAGAAGGGAGTTTCGAGAGTTGCCGAAAGGCGATTGATGACGCGCGAGGTGGAAAATGACCACCCTAACCATCTTCCTAGCCGGCTTTTCCCTTGCAACCTTCGCATGGGGCATCTTCTGCACTCTGATTATGATGCATCGGCCACGGGGCACGGCGCCGACGAAGAGGCGGATGAACCGCGAGCGCTTGCCCGAAGTGCGCAACGTTCCGCCGATGCCGGTGTGTAAGGTGGCGCGGGAGGAAGGCTGCGATCTGCAAGACGCAATACTGGCCGCAGCCCGCAAATCCGGCAACTCCCGGTTCGTCTGGGAGACAGAGCAAAAGCTGAAGCAGCACGAGGACGTCGTCCGATACGAATGGATCAATTTGACTGGAGAAGAGAGATGAGCAAATGGCAATCGATTGAAACAGCGCCGAGCGACGGCACGCGCATCCTGACGTACAACGTTACGCCGACATACGATGAAGACACGCGCAAGACCGAAAACGTCTACGCGATAAGTGTGGCCTACTGGTTGTTCGGCGCATGGATGGAATACCCGGCCGCTCCGCGATTCGTACAAGGGCAAGTTCACACGCATTGGATGCCGTTGCCCGATGTTCCGAGAAGCCCGCAATGATCGCAAAATAGGTGATTGACAACTGCAAACAATTGTAGTTGTCCTGAATATTTGTTATAATTTTGCTATATGTTGTGTCCTGTTCGGTGGTTCTAACTATGTATCGTGTGCGGGGTTCTCATGACGAGTTTCACTGGTTTCCGTAGACGCGAGGCACGAGCCATCAACTCGGGCAATTTGCAATGGCGCGACACTGGGCCGACCGATGCCGATTTCATCGCGGCGCGCGGGCTATCGGGCGAACCACTCGGCGCATTGCTTGAGCGCTTGAAGTGGGGCAGCGACCATCGCGCCTACGCCCGCTGCGTCCATCTGCTCGGTGAGCGCTTCTATCAACGCAAGAAGCGCAACGTTGTTAAGGCGCTCTGCCACACGGCGATCCGTGAATGGCTCGATGAGAATTGTAAGAAGTGCGGCGGCCGAGGACTGGAGATAGACAAGTTCCGCAACATGACGACTTGCACCAAGTGCAATGGAACCGGCCTGCATCAATATGCCGACTATGAGCGCGCGCATATGGCTAACCTGGCGGCCGGTTCATGGAAGAAGTACGAGCGCGACTATGAAACTGTTCTCGAATGCCTTCGTGGCGCCGTATCCTCGCATACGGTCGGCGCAATGAAAGCGTTTGGGGCATTTGAGGAGGTGGCGGCATGAAGGATTCTTGCAAACTTGGCGGCTGTTCGTCCATCGGCTGCGAAGGCGGACATTACTGCTTCAATGCTGATGGAACTCCCAAGCGAATGACGGAAGACCAAAAGCGCCAGCTTGACGCCGCCCTAGATCGGGTCTGCGCGGAACAGGACATCCCGCCGATCTTCTACAACGGCGATACGAAGCGCGATCCTGCATTCCGCGAACGCGCGAATAAGTTCTACCTATCCCGAGAATTCCTCGATCGGCTCAAAGACGTTGAAGAGCCGGGAGGCTTGATGGCATGCAGTCCCGAAATCTACTCTCAAATGATGAAGGAGCTTCCTATGACGACGATGCGAGCAAAGTTGCAGGTTGGTATGGTGCAAGAACACATGGGCTGGGTCGAGCCGGGTTCCGGTAAGGCACCGGAGAAGTCGAGCGAAACGCTGATCATGCACGCAGTCTGCAAGCCGACCTATGCAGATTCCGAATTTGACGAGGACAACACCTACGCGAAGATGTCGCCCGGCGCCAACCTCACCATCCATATCGCTAATCCGGCGCTGTGGGGCAAGTTCAAGCATGGCGACAAGTTCTACGTCGATTTCACGCCTGCCGAATAAAAAAGTTTGCATTGGGTGTTGTAAACCCTTGCACTCTTCTATATAGTGTGCACCTAGAGCAAGTAAATGACGTTTAGCCCGAGCCGGAAGCGGATAGCGCAGACAGCCGCGAGTCCCCGGAAACCAGCAGACGCCCTCGACATATAACGCTCCCAAAGATGTTTGATGGGATCGTGCGCTCAAAAATTCCCAAAGCCCTGCCCTAACCCGGCGGGGCTTTTTCGTTTCTGGCCGCCATGTCATCCATTACCTTCCAATCGCGCACCTACGGGCTCGATCCGGCGAAGGCATTGGAGCAGAAGCAAGCCGCCGAGGCACGCCAAGCCAAGCGCCCCATTCTCTCGCTAAAACCGCGAGATGAGAACGGTTGGAGCCCCGCGCGCCGGGCAGCAGAAGCATTATTCGATCTCCCGCCGCGGCCCGTTCGCGTGCCGTAACAAGCCCGCCGGTGCGATGCAACGTCGCTCTTGCCGGTCAACCGGCCAGAATTCGAGTATCAAATGAATGTTCAAGAGTTAATCGACAGCCTGGAATTGGACCTGGAGCGCATGCGCAACATCGATCCGGCGCTCAGGGTTTCGATGATCGCGCGGCTGGACCAATTGAGGGCATTGACCCGATGAACCCCATCACCGCGTGGCTTTTGCTCATGTCCACTGTGCACATCGGTCTCGCGCAAGGATACGCAGAATGGGCGGATTGGCTGATTGACACCACTGAATGATCCCCTGCTTCCGGCCGATAGCTATCAGTCCCGAACTGTATTCCTTAATGGAGAGAAGTATGACGACGATGCGCGCAAAGCTGCAGGTTGGAATGGTGCAGGAACACATGGGATGGGTCGAACAAGGCTCTGGCAAGACACCGGAAAAGGCCAGCGAAACTCTGACCATGCACGCGGTGTGCAAGGCGACCTACGCTGATTCTGAGTTCGACGAAGACAACACGTTCGCCCGGATGTCGCCGGGTGCCAATCTCACCATCCATATCGCTAATCCAGCGCTGTGGGGCAAGTTCAAGCACGGCGATAAGTTCTACGTGGACTTCACGCCCGCAGGCTGATCCCCCGCTTCCCTCGTCAGCCGATCGGCTCGGCAGCTTGTCACGGGCGAGGGAGGCACCTGATGTAGCCGCAAAGCTACGCGAATCGGCCAAAGCGCTGATTCGGTGGCCTTTGGGCATCCGGACTCCATGGCCGTAAGCAACACAGTAATCGGCTAAGTCCGAAAGGGCGTGCAATTCGGTGCTTGCCGTATGTCCTAGAGAAAGGACATTTGCGGATCAAGCCGTGTTCCTCACGAAACGAGGAGCTTCATTCATGGCGCAGGCATAAATGGACGTGGGAGTACGGGCAAACGGCGCTCATAGAGCGTAACGGCCAGCCGGTTCGGGTTCGAATCCCGAAGCCATGAATGAGGGTGAACCGAAGAGGTCGCGCGCGCCGATAGGCGGATATACGTCCATGCGGGCCGAACGCTGTAACTCTCGCTAATTCATCGTCGACTCCCCTTCGACATTGCGCCTTCGGGCGCTTTTTTATTCCAAGGTGCCCATGAGCGTAGACCCAAAGCTTCGCGAATGGGCGACAGCGCGGCAGTGCCAGTTCCTCGATGCTATTGACGAGCATGGCGGCCTTTGTGCCGCGGCGACTCACCTCGGTTTGGCTCACGGCACGATCAGCAATGCGCTGGCATCGCTGAAAAAGAAGGCGGCCCGGATGGGCTATAGCCCCGAGCACTTCATGACGCATCCGGTGCCGGATGGGTTCTTCCTGCGCGGCACATCGACGTACATCAACAAGGATGGCGTAGTTGCTGGGCAGTGGGTCAAGAATCAGATTGACCACGACAGGCAGCGCGAGATATTCGAAGCGGCCGCTGCGGCATTCGCCGAGACTTTGCCGCGCGTGAGCGCCGTTGCGCCTCCTGCAAAGATCGACGCCGCGCTGTGCAACCTAATAGTTTTCACTGACTACCACATGGGCCAGCTCAGCTGGCATCGCGAAGGCGGCGCTGACTGGGATCTGAAGATCGCCGAAAGCCTGTTGCTCTCCAGTTTCGTACACATGGTCGAATCGGCGCCCCAGGCCGCCGCATGCGTGCTGACGATTCAAGGCGACTTCCTGCATAGCGATGGGCTTTTGCCCCTGACGCCGGCACACAAAAACGTCCTGGATACTGACGGCCGGTTCTCCAAGATCGTCGCCGCGGCAATCCGCGTTCTTCGTCGGCTGATCAGTCATGCCTTGGCTAAACATCAGGCGGTGCACCTGATCATCTGCGAGGGCAACCACGACGAGTCGGGCTCGCTATGGCTGCGGCACATGTTCGCCGCGCTGCTTGAGAATGAACCGCGCCTGACGGTGAATGACTCGGAACTCCCGTTCTATGTACACCAGCACGGCGAGGTAATGCTCGCCTTTCACCACGGGCACAAAGTTTCCAACGAACAGTTGCCGATGTTGTTCGCCGCACAATTCCCCAAGATGTGGGGAAACACCGTGAAGCGTTACGCCCATTGCGGGCACAGGCACCACGTCGACGAGAAAGAATACGCCGGCATGACGGTCACGCAACATCCGACGCTGGCCGCTCGAGACGCGCACTCAGCCCGCGGAGGCTGGATCTCGGAGCGCGCGGCGTCGCTCATCACGTACCACGAAAAATATGGGCAAGTCGGCCGCACGATCGTGTGCCCGGAGATGTTCGAAGCCGCCTAACCTACCCCTCGCCATTTGATGACAGGGTATAGCCGATAGATCGGCACCAATCACAGAAAGACCATGGGGCGACCATCCAAACTCACTGACGCGCAGTGGGAAGCGATCGGCAAGAGGTTACTAGCCAACGAATCGGCTGCGTCGCTAGCGCGTGAATATGGTGTCAGCAAGGCGGTCATATCGGCACGGTTTTCAAAACGCACCGAGACGATAAAAACCGTTGCAAAACAAATAGTTGATGTCGAGCGTTCGCTTTCGTTTCTGAACGTTTCCGAACAGATCGCGGCGCGTTCACTTGCCGATGATCTGAAGGCGATCAGTGAGCATCTGGCCGGTGCCGCCCGCTTCGGCGCTGCCACATCCCATCGTCTTGCCGGGATAGCTCACAACAAGGTAGCCGAGATAGACGATGCGCAGCCACTGACAGAGGAAAGCATCGAATCGCTAAAGGGGATTGCCGTGCTGACTCGTATGGCTAATTCGTCCAGCGAAATCGCAATCAATCTGCTGCGCGCCAACAAGGAAACGATCGACGACCTGAATCGTCAGGATTTGCACCCCGAGGCCACGAAGCGCATCCGGGAAGTCAAGCCCGGCATGATATGGGTCTACGGGGCGCTAGAGTCTGATGAGGAAGAGAGCTGACAAATTCGCCCCGCTTCTGAAGCAGGCGCGGTACAAGGTTTTTTACGGCGGCCGTGGCGGCGCCAAGTCATGGATCATTGCCCGCGTACTGATCCGCCTGGCGGCGCAGAACCGGCTGCGCATCCTCTGCGCGCGTCAGTTCCAAACGAGTATTGCAGATTCGGTTCACAGGCTGCTGTGTGACCAGATCGAGGCGATGGGCCTGTCCGATCAGTTCAAGATCACGGACAAGAGCATCGAGAGCCTGACTGGCTCAGAGTTCATCTTCAAGGGTCTCGAGAAGTCGATCCGCGAAATCAAGTCGCTGGAAGGCATCGACATCTGCTGGGTGGAAGAGGCCCAGTCAGTCAGCCATAACAATTGGGAAATTCTGATCCCGACCATCCGCAAGGAAGGCTCGGAGATATGGGTAAGTTTCAACCCGGACGACGAGAACGACGCGACGTATCAGCGTTTCGTCGTCAATGCCCAGCCTGATTGGGTAGTCGTCAAGGTTGGCTGGGAAGATAACCCATGGTTCCCGTCGACTCTGGATGCCGAGCGCCGCTATATGCTGGCGACCGATCCAGAGGTGTATGAGCACGTTTGGGGCGGCTCCTGCCGGAAGATCAGTGAGGCAATCATTTTCGGCAAGCGAGTGTCCTTCGAGACATTCGAGACGCCCGCGGGTGTGCGATTCCATCATGGCGCCGACTGGGGATTTGCCGCTGACCCTACTGCGCTGGTTCGCAGTTTCATTCAGGACGAATGTCTCTTTGTGGATCAGGAGGCATTCGGCTATGGCGTTGAGATTGATGAGACGCCGGCCCTGTTCCGCAGCGTCGACACATCCGAGCTGTGGCCCATCAAGGCTGATGGAGCCCGCCCGGAGACGATCAGCTACATGCGCCGGCATGGATTCAACATCGATGCCGCCGAGAAGTGGCCCGGATCTGTCGAAGATGGTGTCGCCCACCTGAAGGCGTTCAAACGGATCATCGTCCACGAGCGCTGCAAGCATATCGGGCAGGAATTCCGCCTGTACTCGTACAAGGTCGACAAACAGACTGGAGACATTCTCCCGATCATCGTCGACAAGCACAACCATGGCCTAGATGCGTTGCGATACAGCCTGGACGGGTACATACAGCGCCGCGGCTCTATGGGTGTGTGGGCGAAGCTAGCAGGATAAATCTACTCGGCCTTCGCGCCTCCAAGAGCAAGGATTCACTCAAGCATGTCCAAGTCACGTCGAAATGTGAAAGCAGGCGTGACGCAACCGGTCCGCACTAACGATTCGTTCGCCAATTTTTCTGCGAACGTCGGCTGGGGCACGAATAACCAGTCGTCAGCATCAGCCTATACCCTCACCTACCAGAGCCGCAACCGGATCAATCTGGAGGCGGCCTATCGCGGTTCCTGGGTGGTGAGGTCCGCAGTCGATGCATTGCCGGAAGACATGACCCGCGCTGGCGTGGAGTTCTCCGGCCTTGAGCCCGAGGATATTTCGACGCTCGAGCAGGACATGATGCGCCTGGCGATCTGGGATGAGCTGTGTAATAACGGCAAGTGGGCGAATCTGTACGGCGGCAGCCTGGCTGTCATGCTCATTGAGGGGCAGGATTTCTCGACGCCTCTGCGGACCGAATCGATCGCAAAAGGTCAATTCAAAGGTTTGCTGATTCTCGACCGCTGGATGGTTTCGCCGCCAGTCGGCGAAGTGGTGACCGACTTCGGCCCGGACATGGGAAAGCCGGTCTACTACAACGTGATTGCGGACTACGCTGCGATCCCAAAGGCGAAGATCCACTACTCGCGCGTGATCCGCCTGGATGGCATGGATTTGCCGTTCTACCAGCGCGTTGCTGAGAACGGATGGGGCCTGTCGGTGCTTGAACCGATGTGGGACCGGCTGATTGCGTTCGACAGCGCGTCTGTTGGTGCCGGGCAGTTGATCTACAAAGCGCACCTCCGCACGATGTCGATTGAAGGGTTGCGGGACATCATCGCTGCTGGCGGCCCCGCTCTCGCTGGTCTTAAGGCGCAAATCGAGTTCATCCGCCAGGCTCAGACGAACGAAGGCATCACGGTAATCGACGCGAAAGACACGTTCGAGGCTCATCAATACGCATTCGCTGGTCTGTCTGACATGTTGCTTCAGTTCGCGCAGCAATTGTGCGGATCACTCGGCATGCCGTTCACCCGCCTGTTCGGCCAGTCCCCTACGGGGCTCGGTGCGACGGGTGAAGGTGAGATGAAGCAATGGCACGAGAAGGTAAAGCAGAGCCAGGAGCGACGTTTCCGTAACCCGCTGCACCGTCTGTTCGCAGTGATGTCGATGTCGTCGCTCGGCAAGCCGTTGCCTGATGACTTCGGATTCGAGTTCCGCAATCTTCAGGAAATGTCGGAAACGGAAAAGGCGACGATCGCCAAGTCGACCGTGGAAGCGGTCACCGCTGCGGTAGATGCGAATCTGCTGAAGATCAGCGATGGCATGAAGGAACTGAAAGCGTCCGCGCCGAATACCGGCATGTTTGGCGGAATCACGGATGAGGCGATCGCCGAAGCCGAGAAGCAGGAAGAGAACGCCCCGCCTCCTGGCGAGATGGACTTGCCCGATGTGTCGAAGTTGACGGGCGATTCTGGCAGCGCTGTCGCATGGCTTAAACGGTTCCGGAGGAAGTGATGGGTCATCGGCGCATCAACTATCCTCCTCCGACTCCGCCTCGCCCCGCCAATCCGTTCGTCCAGTACGCATCGGACATGGAGAAGGCCGCCGAAAGGCTGCGCCACGCACTGAATAAAGACCAGGCCGTCGATTGTCTGAGGTCAGTGCGGCACTTCCTCGAAATAGCCGAAGCAGCCATTAAATGACCCTCACTCTCGACCGCAAGCGTGATCGCAACCCGGTCAAGACGCAGCGCATTGAGCAGCGGTACGCGTTGCAGCTCCGCAAAGTGGCTCAGCAAGTCGGCTCGATCATCGCGCCCTACACCCCCGGCGACATGTCGCAGGTGCCGACGATCGAGCAGTTGCTCAAAGCCTACTCCGACATGCTCAAGGGATGGGCGACGCAAACGGCATCGAACATGTTGATGGACGTTGCCCTCCGCGATGAGCAGACGTGGCAGACGATCGCCAAAGACCTGTCGCGCGGGCTGCGGGAAGAAATTCGCAACGCGCCGACCGGCGTCGTCATGCGCCAGTTGCTCGCCGAACAGGTCGATCTGATTCAGAACATTCCGCGGGAAGCTGCGATGCGCGTTCACCGGCTCACGCTCGAGGGGCTGGAAGACTCAACGCGATTCACTGAGATTGCGAAAGAGATTCAGCGGACCGAGGAAGTCACAACCAGCCGGGCTGTTTTGATCGCGCGCACCGAGACCAGCCGCACGGCAACGACGCTCACACAGGCGCGAGCCGAATCGATCGGCGCAGATTCGTACATCTGGCGCACCAGCGGCGACTCAACCGTTCGCAGCGATCACAAGAAGCTCAACGGCAAGATCTTCCAGTGGAACAACCCGCCTGTCGCCGACGAGCGATCGGGCGAGCGCGCAAATCCAGGTTGTATCTGGAATTGTCGCTGCTTCGCCGAGCCCATCATTCCTGACTGAGTAGACATGAAATCAGACGAAGAAATACTCGGAGAGTACGTGGTCTGGCTTGAAGCGCATGGAAACAGCTTCGTGCAGTCCATGGCTAGCGCGTTCATGAATGCTGCGCCCGAGTGGTACGCCAGCAAACTGAAATACGAAGCCGAGAACGGCGAACCAACCACATCGGACTAGTTAAATGCCCCTCCCCGATTTCATCTTCACTGGCGAGACAGTTATATCCGCCAGCGGTACGTCTGCGACCGTCACAGTCCCGGCCACTGGCACGCCGACTCAAGTCATTTTGACGAACCTTGGACCCGGCGTCGCGTATGTGGGTTACGGAGCCTCGGTGACCGTGGCTAATGGCCATCCTCTGGTGCCAAATGTGCCGGCCGTCATGAACCTGAATGCAAATACGGCCATCGCCGCGATCACTACTGGCGATCCGGCCCAGGTGCGCATCACAGCGGCCAAGTAACCATGTCAAAGCCATGCCAATGCGACTCGTGCAAGACGAAGCGCACGAATGATGCCGTCACTGGTTCAGGGTTCTTTGCTGTCGAACAGCTTGGTCCGAAGCAGTCATTCACGCCGGAAGGCTACCTGCTGTGCGAGGAAGTGCCGATCGCACGGACTGGTGTGCAGGACTACGCCGAAATGGAGCTGGATGGAATCGAAGACAAAGATGGCGTGATTGAGGTTGAGCGAACGGAAGACGAGGTCTTCTCGCCCGACACCATCGCCAGCTTTCTGGGTAAGCCCGTCACGCTCAATCATCCTGGTGATCCTGTAAATCCCGACACATGGTCATACCTCGCCAAAGGGACGGCGCACAACGTCCGGCGCGGGGTAGGCGATCAAAGCAATCTGCTTATCGCGGACCTTCTGATTACCGACAAAGGCGCGATCAACGAGATCCGCAACAACGGACTCAAGGAAATCTCATGCGGCTATGACGCCGAGTACGAGCAAATCGCGCCTGGGCGGGCGCGGCAAACGTCGATTGTGGGAAACCACGTTGCGCTTGTGAAGAACGCCCGCTGTGGCCCTGTCTGTAGTGTTCAAGACAGTTCAAAACTTTTGGGAGATCAACCCATGGCAGTGAAGAAAGGCGCGACGTCCTTCGTGGACAAACTGCGTAAAGCGTTCATGACGCGCGACGCCGACGAGTTCGAAAAAACAGTTGGTGAAATGAAGGATGAGGATGGCATGGAACCGAATGTCCCTGCGATCCACATCCACATGCCTGGCGCCGAGAAGGCCAACGCGTCGGAAGACACGAAGGACGACGAAAGCGAAGCCGATCCGATGGCTAAGTGCATGACGGCCATTGAGTCGATTGCGCAGTCGGTTGCGGCAATCGGAGAGCGCGTCGCGGCTCTTGAGTCCGGCAAGACGAACGATTCGGACGAAGAGAAGAAAGACGAGGAAACCAAGGATGACGTGCCGGCGGATGAAGACAATCCGGACGACACCGAAACCATGGATGCCGATGAGTCGGAGGAAAAGAAGGACGACGAGAAGAAGACCTACGATTCCGCTTCGTTCAAAGACGAATTCCAGGATGCCAAGGCACGAGCCGAAATCCTCGCCCCCGGCGTGAAGCTGCCGACGTTCGACTCGAAGGCTGACGGCAAGAAGACTTCGGATGCACTCTGCGTGCTCCGTCGTCGTGCTCTGCGTGCCAGCCTCGAGAACAGCAATGCTGACCTCGTGCGCGCCATCGTGGGCGATGCTGATGTTTCGAAGATGACGTGTGACGCCGCCAAGATGGCCTTCCACGCTGCCTCGGAACTCGTGAAGCAGAAGAACAAGTCCGCCAAGACCGCGACCACCGACGCGCAAGTCGTCGTCAAGAAAGACCTCAACCAGATCCACGCCGATTTTTGGGCGAACCGTAAGTAAGGAGCCGACATGCCCTCGTTGCAAGCTTATACATTCCGCATGCCGGCTGGTTTTGCCGGTGACCTTCAGCGCGCTGAAGTCGCGACCATCGAAACGCAGCAGATCGACTCGAGCGCGCCCCCGACCGTGTTCGGCGTGGCAGTGAAGCTGGTTGCTGGCAAGGTGCAGCCGATCAACAACTCTGCCGACACCGCTGCTTCCGTCTACGGTATCAACCTGCGCGTCTTCCCGATCCAGACGAACGGCACCGACCCGCTTGGCACGTCAACGCCTCAGACCTCGGGCGTGACCGACATTCTGAAGCGCGGCTATGTGAACGTCGCGCTGGGCGGCGTTGCTGCCGCCACCAAGGGCGGCACCGTGTATGTGCGTGTTGCTACGCCGTCCGCTGGCAAGCCGCTCGGTGGCTTCGAGGCCGCATCGGACACGACCAACACCGTCGCGCTGCCGTCGAACTGCTACTTCACCGGACCCGCCGACGCATATGGCGTGACGGAAATCGCATTTAACATCTGAGTCCCCGGCGCGTAACAGCGCACCTCACAGAGCCCCGCTTTGGCGGGGTTCTGCATTTCTGGAGCAATAAATCAATGGACATGTCTGTTCAAAAATTCCTCAAGCGCCGGGAAATCGCTGAAGTGTCGCGGAAAGCAATCCGCCACTTCACGGCTGACCAGCAATTCACGTACGACAAGGCTACGGTCGACTCGACCGGCGTGTTCCTCGTCGGCCAGCTCGAACGTCTGGATCAGACGCTCAATGAGCCGCTGGTCGAATTCACCTGGTCGCGCGACATCGAGATTCGTACCGACGTTTCGCCGGCTGACGAGATCGCTTCGTGGACGAACTCCGCGTTCGCCATGTCGGGCGGTATCAACCCCGGCGGCCTGAACTGGATTTCGAACGAAGGCAACGCGATCGCCGGTCCGTCGCTGGACATCGGCAAGACTCCGCAGCCGATGCGCCTGTGGGGTGCTGAGGTCAAGTACACGGTGCCTGAACTGGTGAAGGCGCAAGCCCTCGGTCAGCCGGTCGACGCGCAGAAGGTTGAAGGCATGAACCTGAAGCGCAACATGGACCTCGACAACATCGTCTACTTCGGCGATGCGTCGTTGGGCTTTACGGGCCTCGTGAATTCGAACTCGGCTGTCGGCAGCTTCCAGAACGTCGCCAACGGTGCCGCAAGCACGCCGCAATGGACGACCAAGACGGCCCTCGAAATCCTGAAGGACGTCAACGAAATCCTGACGAGCGCATGGCAAGCTTCGGGATGGAAGGTTCTGCCGGACACCCTGCTTCTGCCGCCGGCGCAACTCGGTTTCGTCGCAAGCCAACCGGTCAACACCGCAGCGCAAAAGACGATTCTCGCGTTCATCATCGAGAACAACATCTGTGCGCAGCAAGGCCAGAAGCTCAACATCCTGCCGCTGAAGTGGTTGATCGGTGCAGGCGTGGGCGGCACGCCGGGTACGCTTGGCACGGTTGACCGCATGGTGGCTTACAACAAGAGCAAGAAGTACGTACAGTACCCGATGACGGAACTGCAACGCACGCCGCTCGAGTATCGCTCGCTCTTTCAAATCACCACTTATTGGGCGCGTTTCGGCCAGGTGGAATTTAGGTACGGAACTACATTGGCCTATCGTGATGCGATTTAAGGCTGCATTTCCGCGGTAGAATGAGCGAGGCCCCAAGGTGCGCTAACACCCTGAGGCCTCTAACCATTCCATCATCTATTGCGGAGATGACAGCATGGCTGACGCCATTATTGCATACGCAGGTCCGGTAGTTACCCGAAAGCAAGCCAAGGCCGATGGGCTGATGCATTACTTTCAAGGCAGCACATGTCCAATTGGGCACGTTTCGCAGCGCTATACGCGGAACGGTGAATGTGTTATTTGCGCATCGGACCGGCAGCGCCGCGATCCTCAGAAAACGCGCGATAGGAATGCTCGATCACGCCTAAAGCACATTGACGCGGTTCGCCAGCGCGCTCGTGATTACTCAGCAAGGCGATGGGCGGAAAATCCAGAGGCGATGCGCGAGCGAGAGAGGGACTGGCGAACTGCCAATCCTGAAAAGCGACTCGCTAAGGAAAAGCGATGGCGCGAGAAGAACGCTGAATATGTGGCGGATCGAAGCCGAGCATATCGCGCGACCAAGGAGGATTGGCACGTTCAATCACGCGCGCGCGTCAAAGCGTGGCGCATAGCAAATCCCGACGCGTATATAGCTCAGGTTCACCTGCGTCGCTCCCGCAAGCTTGGCGCAGAAGGGTCTTACCTTGCGGAAGATGTTCAACGCCTGCTTCATTCGCAGAATGGTCTATGCAACGGATGCTCATGCGATATAAGCGAGAAATATACGGTTGACCATATGAATCCTCTGTCTCGTGGCGGATCTAACTGGCCTTCCAATCTGCAACTCCTTTGCAAGACATGCAACTCGTCAAAGAACAATCGGACGATGGAAGAATGGCTTGCATATAAGGAACGGACGCGTCAGCATCAAAGGCGCAAGGAACAAATATGACTCGTATCGCCAATCAGGATTTCACCCTGACCCGCGACGATTGCCGCCCGCTGTATTTCAAAGCCGGTGATGAAATACCCGCCGAGTACGAATCTCACTGGTTTGTGCTGCACCACACAGACGAAGCACCCGCTGTCGAAGTAGAACAGCGCAAACCCGGCCGCCCTGCTAAATCATGACCGTCACTCCCGCTCAGCTACGTACCGACTTTCCTGAATTCAACGATCCCACTCGTTATCCGGATTCGCTGATTCAGACGTGGCTGACGGTGGCGGCATCTCTGGTCAATGCGACCCGCTGGATGGAGTTGACCAACATCGGCATTGAGCTCGTGACGGCGCACCATCTGGTACTGTCGATGCGTGACCAGACCGCTGCAGCAGTTGGCGGTGTGCCAGGCACGATGACCGGCCCGACGTCGGCTAAGGCTGTCGATAAGGTCAGCACGAGTTACGACACAGGCGCTGCGACGTTGGATGGCGCCGGATTCTGGAACCTTACCAGCTACGGCGTGCGTTACCTTTCTCTGGCCCGCATGTTCGGCGCAGGTGGTTTGCAGATCAACTGTTGAGGCAACATGAAATCTGGCGCAACAATGACGGCTGACAAGATGCAGTCGATCATCGACGCCATCAACAAGCTGACAAACAAGGATGTGCTGGTCGGCATCCCCGATAGCGCTCCCGAGCGCACCGATACACCAATCACCAACGCGCAGATCGGCTATGTGATGGAGACCGGCTCCCCTGAGCATAACGTGCCGGCGCGTCCCTTTCTGGTCCCTGGCGTCGCCGATGTGCAGGACCAATGCGCCGATCGGCTTGGGAAAGCCGCAGACGCAGCGCTGAGTGGCAACCTTGCCGGCGCGGAGCGGCAGATGACGGCGGCTGGCCTGATCGCCGAATCATCGGTCAAGAAAAAGATTGGCAGCAATATCCCCCCTGCACTCTCGCCAGAAACAATCCGCAACCGTCATCGTTCGCGCCAGACGCAGAGCATGCGCGACGACGAGAAGGCATATCTGAAAGCGGTCGATTCCGGCACCGATCCGGCGCAGGCTCAGACTGAGGCGGGGATCATTCCGCTTATAAATACCGGAAGTTTGCGCAATTCCATTACCCACGTCGTTCGCGACAAAGACTAGCCATGCCATTACTTGACGTCTCCGAAATCCTGCTCGATCCGGATTTCGTGGATAGCCTCGTCTGCGCACGCATGACACAAGTCGTTGACGATAACGGCATCGCGGCTGATACGCCGACAAGCACGCCGTTCTACGGCGTGGTGACGAACAACACTGGCGACCTCCTGATGCGGCTGGCCGAAGGATCGCGCATCAACGGTTCTATCACCGTGCATAGCCGCTTCCTGCTGCAAGCCGGCAGCGACGGTCAGGACGCGGACATCGTGACGTGGAATGGCCGTTCCTATACGGTCACCAACGTAGGCGACTGGTCCCGGTTCGGGATCGGATTCACCGCGGCGAACTGTGAACTGATTCCGCTGTCGGGGGGTTCCAGTGGCAGCTAACGATTCAAGCACTGGCGGATATCTACAGCCCACCGGAACGCCACCACCAGAAGATGCAGTGCTGGATGCGATATTTCAGCAGATGATCGTCGGACTGACTGGGCTACCTGGAAATATGGTTCGCCCAAGGTGGCAGCCGACAGTGCCAAAGCAGCCAGAGCCGAATGTCAACTGGTGCGCAGTCGGCATGATGGACATAGAGCCAGACGCCAACCCATACGAACAGCAGAACGCTGACGGATCGTATTCCTTTATCCGCCATGAAATTCTTCCAGTTCTGTGCAGTTTCTACGGCCCTACCGCCATGAGTTACGCAGCGCAGGCGCGAGACGGTATCTATGTTTCGCAGAATAACGCGATGCTTGATCAGCATGAGATGGGTCTGGTGGAGGCTAGCCGAATTACTCCGGCTCCGGCGCTGATCAATCAGCAATGGGTTCGCCGCTTTGACCTGACCATACGAATCCGCCGACGCGTCGTCCGTACCTATCAGATCCTCACCGTCCTTTCCGCACAGGCGACAGCGAAGTCTGAAACGCAGACCGAGCCGATCAACGTCACTCAGTAACACCTCACGCAACGAATTCTGACCCCGCCGAGTGCGGGGTTTTTCTTTTGGGAAATCCTTCATGACGACGAGTCAACTGCCTATCTCCCGGCTGATTCAGGGGACCGTGAACCTGTCTCCGAACGCAGCGCAGGCGCAGAACCTGAACACTGAGTTGATTCTGGGCTCGTCGCCTGTAATCGACGTTGCGTCGCGGATGCGCGAATACTTCAGTTCGACGTCTGTCGCCGCGGACTTCGGCACGACGGCGCCTGAATTCCTCGCCGCTCAGGCGTGGTTCGGCCAGTCGCCGCAGCCGGCCAACGTTCTGATTGGACGCTGGGCGCAGACGGCTACGAACGCGCAATTGTTCGGCGCTACGCTTTCGGTTGCGCAGCAGGCTATCGGCAATTTCACGCCTATCACGGCGCCCGCTTTCTCGATCACGATCAACGGTTCCCCGTTCACGATCTCGCCGGCCAGCTTCGGTTCGTCGGTCAACCTGAACGGCATCGCTGCGCTGATCCAGACCGCCCTCGCCGCCGCCGTTGCAGGCTCGACCTGCGTCTGGAATTCGAGCTTCGCACAATTCCAGATCACGGACGGCACGACGGGCGCGACGTCGACGCTCAGCTTCGCCTCGGCCCCGACTGCGTTCGGCTCGCTCACTTTCGCACTGAACCCGAGTGGGGCGGCCACGATCACCATCGGCGGCACGGTCGTTACGTTCGTCTCTGCGCTGACGACCGGCAATCAGATCCTGATCGGCGCGAACCTCGCCGCGACGCTGGCCAACGCCGTCACGTTCCTGAACCAGTCGGCGGACGTCAACCTGTCGAAGGCAACCTACTCGGTCAATCAGGCTGGCACGGCGCTCCAGATCGTCTACAAGACGCCCGGCACGGCAGGCAACACGTTCACGCTGGCTGCATCGGTAGCAACGCCTTCCGGCGCCACGCTGAGCGGCGGCAGCGGTACGGACATTTCTGCCATGCTCGGCATGACGTCGACCTCGTCGGGTGCGTTTGTCGCCAACGGCGTCGCGGCAGAAACGGCAGTTCAAGCCGCTGCGCTGTTCGATAACCAGTTCGGCCAGCAATGGTATGGCCTGACCGTCCCGCAAGCGGCGGACGCCGATCACCTCGCGCTCGCAGCGTTCATCGAGTCGACGAACAACAAGCACTTCTACGGCGTCACCACGCAGGAAGCGGGCGTGCTCAACTCGGTCACGACGACCGACATCGCATCCCAGCTTCAGGCGCTTGGCTTCAACAAGACGTGCACGCAGTTCTCGAGCAATAGCGCGTATGCAGTGAATTCGCTTATCGGTCGCCAGTTGACGGTGGATTACACCGGCAACAATACGGTGATCACTCTGATGTACAAGCAGGAGCCTGGCGTCGCGGCTGAAACGCTCAACGCCACACAGATGTCGGCGCTCGAGGGCAAGAACTGCAATGTGTTCGTCGCCTACAACAACGGTACGACGATCATCGAGCCGGCCAAGGTTGCATCGGGCGAATTTATCGACACGATCGTCGGCATGGATGCGTTCTGTATCGATGTGCAGACGGCGCTGTTCAATCGCCTCTTCACCAGCACGACAAAGATTCCGCAAACCGATCCGGGGATGCACATCCTCGCTACCGACATCGAAGGCGTCTGTCAGCAGTACGTCAACAACGGCCTGTTTGCTCCGGGCGTCTGGAATAGCGGCGGATTTGGCACGCTGAACCAGGGCGACTTCCTGCCGAAGGGCTACTACGTATTTCAACCCCCGGTTGCGTCGCAGAGCCAGGCCGATCGCGCTGCGCGCAAGTCGGTGCCGTTCCAGATCGCTGTGAAGCTGGCGGGCGCAGTGCACACGATCGACTTCGCAGTGACCGTCAACCAATAAGCGAGATAACACATGAGCACGTATAGCTTTCAAGACTTTGCGCTCACGCTGACGGGCCCTGGCGGTTCGATCACGTTGGGCGACGGCGCTGGTGATGCAAAAGAAGGCGTCACCTTCGAATTCGTCGAAAACGCCAACACGATGGTCATCGGCGCAGACGGCACCGCCATGCACAGTCTGAACCCCGGCAAAGGCGGCCGCGCCACGGTGCGCCTTCTGAAGACCTCGCCGACCAACGGCAAGCTCTCGGCGATGTACAACTTTCAGCGTACGTCGTCGGCCAACTGGGCGCAGAACGTCTTGGCTGGCTCGGACATCGTCCGCGGCGAGCAGTATTCCTGCCAACAGGTCGCGTTTTCGAAGTTCCCGAACAACACCTACGCGATGGAAGCCGGCACGATCGAATGGGTTTTTGACATCGGCGTGATGGATCCGGCGCTCAGTATCGGGGTTTAACCCATGAATGACATCGTAGAAGTCGGCGGCCAGAAGTATCGGATCGGCCGCATCGACGCACGCAAACAGTTCCACGTCGCACGTCGACTGGCTCCGTTGCTGGCCGGCATGAGCGGCGTTCCGGATAAGACCGCGGGATTTGCCGCGTTTCTGGGTCCGCTCACTGACGCACTCTCGGGAATGTCGGACGAGGACGTGGACTACGTGCTGGACATTTGCCTCGGCGTTTGCCAGCGCATCCAGTCGAATGGTCATCCGGCTGCCGTCATGGTGCGTGGCGGCCTCATGTTCGAAGACATCGACATGGGCCAGATGATCCAGCTCGCGGTGAAGGTGATTCAGGAGAACCTGGGCGGTTTTTTTCTCGGCGCGGCAGCGGCGTAAGCGCGAGTCAATCGCAGAACGTCGCCCTGCTCTCTCTGCCCGATGGGGAAGACTGGCTTCTTCAACCGGTCATGGAAGGTCTATGCAAGTACGAGTCCCTGATCGACGGGACACTAGCGCTCGAAGATGTGGCGCTTCTTAACGACGCAATCGCCGTTCGCTCGGCAAACGAAGAAATCCTAAGACAGCAAGCGGAGCGTAACCGGTGAGCGATAACGTCCTTCGAGAGTTTCTTGTCAGCCTTGGCTTCAAGGTTGACGAAGCCTCGATGAAGAAATTCACGACCTCGGTCGAAAGCGTCACCAAATCGGTGATGCAAGTTGGCGCGGGTGTTGCTGCTGCGGCAACCGGTATCGTTGCAGGTGTAAAGATCATCTCCAATCAGATGGAGAACCTTTACTATGCCTCGCAGCGGACCGGCGCTACGGTCGGAAATATCATGGCCTTGCGGTACGCTGCGGGTCAGATTGGCCTTACGGCGGATCAGGCGCAAGGTGCGCTCGAGAACTTCGCTCGCACGCTGCGCCTCAATCCGGGCTCAAATAGCCTGCTAGATTCGCTGGGAGTTACCGGGAAAGACCCGGCCGAGAAGTTCGATAGTTTCATCGCGAAAGCGAAGACGATGCAGCCTTATGTGGCTGCCGCCTATGCGCAATTATTCGGCATCGACCCCGACACGCTGCTGATGCTCGAGCAGGGGCAGGACAAACGTCTTGCCGCCGAGCAGCAGTATCACCAGAAGCTTGCGGCATTCGGAATCGATCCGGATCAGGCAGCACAAGCCGGCGTCGATTTCAATAATTCGCTCCGGTCAGTCAAGGACACATTTAGCGATCTGTGGATCGTCATCGAGTCCAAGCTTGCGCCGGTTCTCACGCCGTTAGTCAACGAGTTCGAAAAGTTCGCCGAGAATCACGCTGGCGAGGTGGCGCAGGGAATCGCTGATGCAGTCCAGAGCCTCGCAAACTGGATTCAGAGCGTCAACTGGAAGAAGGTCGGCGACGACATCGCCAGTGTCTACCATGCGATCGGCGGCCTTAAAGGCGTGTTGATCGCAATGGCGGCAATCCAGTTGATGCCGCTGGTGACGGGCATCCTCAACCTGGTGGCGGCCGTCACAAGACTTGGAGCGGTTGCCGCTGGTGGCGCTATTGGCGGTCTGCTGAAAGTGCTTGGCCCGATCGCGCTGATGTTCCACAGCGAGGATCTGAACCGGGGGGAAGACGCCACGATCGCGCAGAACCAGGCTGCCTCAGGAGCGATCGATCCATCGACGTTTAATTTTAACGGACCTGCGAATCGTGGCGGGAAAGCGGCTCCTCAGAGTTCGCAGTCTGCCGGAAACGACGATACCTTCGGCACGATCATTGAATTGCCTCCTGAAGGCGGTTCCACTGCTGCCCCCCGCGGCATCCGGAACAACAATCCCGGCAATATCCGGTTCGGGAAATTCGCGCAGCAATCAGGCGCCACCGGCAGGGACGATAAAGGCTTCGCCGTATTCCAATCTATGGAAGACGGTATCAAGGCAGCCGTCAAACTGCTCGAAGGCTATGTTGCCAAGGGATATGACACGGTTCGGTCGATCATCACCCGTTGGGCACCTCCCGGTGAGAACAACACATCTGCGTATGTCGATGCTGTCGCCAAAAAGCTGGGCATCTCCGCAGATGCAAAACTCAGCGGAGATCAACTCGGAGGCGTGGCGCAAGCCATCTTCCAGCATGAGAACGGTCGGGCCTTGGGGAATGTCAACGCGATGAGTGGTGCACGTCTCGGCGCTGGTGGCAGTTCATCCCCGGGCATCAACATCCAGCAGCAGAACACGTTCCATATCCTCGGATCTTCCGATCCACAAGGTACGGCTCGCGCAGTCAGTGGCGAACAAAGCCGCATCAATGGCGACCTCGTAAGAAACTTCGCTGGAGCATTTAGATGAGCATATTGGGAAACGCGGTTGCAGCAGGACAGATCCTGATTCAACTGCTGACCCATAAACCGAAGCGCGGCTTTGATGATGGATCGGGTACGTTGTTCATCCCGGATGCGACGATCGAAGAGGTGCACACGGACGATCTGGAGATCACGGACCATCCTGTAGAACAGGGGACTGTGATTTCCGATCATGCGTTCAAGCGTCCTTCGGAACTGGTCATTACGGCCGGTTGGTCGGACAGCCCGAACAATTCCGGGCTGGCTAACCAGATCGTCGGTGCGGCTGCAAACGCAAGCCCTGCACTACAAGCAATCCTCGGTGCGACGCGGACGATCGGCGGGATCTTGAATATGTTCGCGAGCAACGGTTCTGGCTCGCTGTCGCAGGCTGCCTATCAGCAGTTGCTGGACATGCAGAACAATCGTCTCCTATTCACGATCTTCACCGGCAAGCGCATCTACCAGAACATGCTTGTCAAGTCTCTGGCCACCACGACAGACGCGAGGACGGAGAACAGTCTCATCATCCGTATCGGCTGCCGGCAGATCCTGATGGCGCAGACGCAGACTGTTACTGTGCCTGATTCGGCAAACATGAAGAATCCTGAGCAGAACGGGGCAATCGTGAATAGCGGCGTCAAATATCCGCTGCCGTCGCCGAACATTAATACCTCGGCGTTGCCTCAGTTCAATTCTGCGGGCCAGCAGGTATGACGACCTACTTTGAAATCCCGCTGTCGGCAGAACCGGAGACATTCACCATCGCGCTTGCCGGCACTACCTACGGATTCACAACCACATGGAATTTGCCGAATGCGTCGTGGATCATCAACATTTCTGACGCGAGCGGAAATCCAATCGTCTCGGGCATTCCGATGGTGACTGGTGCAGACCTTTTGGAGCAGTTCGGGTATTTGAATTTCGGCTTCGCATTGGTTGCGCAAACCGACAATTCTCCTGATGTCGTGCCCACCTTTGCAACGCTAGGTCAGACTAGTCACCTGTACGCCATAACGCCATGAACCAGTTCGGACGGAAAGCGAGCCTGATCGTCTCGACTGGTGCGCAGGGGCTTGACCTCTCTCAGTTCAGGTTCACGTTCCGGACGACTAACTCGGATGCGCAAACTCCGAACACCCTGTATGTGCGGGTATATAACCTTTCGCCGCAGACTGTCGCGAAGATCGGAACCGAGTTCGGCACTGTGACGCTGCAGGCCGGCTACGGGGGTGGTAACTTCGGCATCATCTTCCAGGGTTCGATCAAGCAAACCGCGACGGGGCGTGAGCGAAACGTCGATAGCTATGTTGACATCTGGGGCGCCGATGGTGACGAGTTCTACAACTTCTCTGTCATCAGACAGTCAATAGCGGCAGGGCAAACTCCGCAACAGGTTATATCGTCCATCGCTGGCGCCACATCGGCCAACGGGACGCCGCCCGTCAAGTTTGCCGATGACACGAGTGGCCTGATTGCCGGATCGGCAGCAGGCACTGCTCAAGCGCTTTCCCGCGGTAAGGTCATGTTCGGCATGACTCGAGACTATGCCAGGGACTGGGCAAACAAGTATGGGTTCCGATGGTCCATTCAGAACGGTCAATTCGTGGTCGTTCCGATTGCCGGCTATCGACCCGGCGAGGCTGTCGCGCTGTCGTCGACTACAGGTCTAGTCGGCGTGCCAGAGGCGACACAAGACGGGGTTCGGGCGCGAGCCCTGCTCAACCCACTAATCCGGATCGGATGCTTGGTACAGATTGCCAAGTCCGACATCAACCAGATCACGACGCAGCAGCAGGGGTTGACTTATAGCCCAGCGATTGCGACTGTCGTCACGGCGGCCGGATTTTACAGAGTCATGGTCTGCGAATTCAGTGGGGATAATCGCGGACAGGATTGGTATGTCGATCTGGTTTGCCTGGCGGTCGATGTTTCTGCTAGCAACCAGAATCAATCGGTCGCCGCGACTGGCTAACGGTCGACCATGTTCGGGATCGTGACTCCCTTGAACTTCCTCCCATCCGGCAGAACACCAGACACGACTGGCACGTAGTTCCCCTGCTCGACCGTCAGTGTCGTCCCAGTCGGCGCGAGAACACACCCATAGTCGGACGGTCGCGGCTCGGCGCCATAGTCATAGCCGTTTATTAGCTCCGCCTGTCGCCTAAGTTCGGGCGATAGCGACTGGCGGGCATGTCGAGCCTTATTGATTTCCCCGGCAAGAAAATCCGCCAGATCGAACGACGGGCAGACAACGGCTCCATCGACCAGATCAAAACTTCCGGCTGTCGGTTGTTTCGGCGCCGGCGCTGGCGTGAACGTTACCTTTGGCACGGAGCCCATGCTGGCGATGTGGTTGGCGTAAGTCGCATCAGCCCGCTCTTGCGGGCTTGGCGCTGGAGCCGGCACGTAATCGGTGGCCGTTTCTGATTTCCATTCCAAGGGTGGAGGCGGCTCAGTCTGGGTGTGAAGTGTTTTTGCAATTGAATCATTCACTCGTTGATTGAACTGTGCGTATTGCTGACTAGTGCATGCGCATAGCGCCATCGATAAGACTAAAACTAGTGCTTTCATAGATTACCTCCAATGCTCCAGTTAGAACGCGTTAATGATTCGCAGGAAGCGTTGCGCCTTGTTCTGGACGGGCATCAGGCACAAGTCTGGACAGCGCTGCCGGCGATTATAGAGAGTTTCGATCCTGGCGCCGTGACGTGCGTCGCACAGCCCGCAATCAAGGCCGAGGTGCGTGCGCCTGACGGCTCGACGCAATTGGTTGCATTGCCTTTGCTGCTTGATTGCCCGGTGGTATT